ATAAAGATTGCAACGCCATTTAAAAATATTAATGCTCTGTCATGCCATAACATACCAACAACTAACCAACCTGATACACNTGCAAACATAAAGATTGCAACGCCATTTAAAAATATTAATGCTCTGTCATGCCATAACATACCAACAACTAACCAACCTGATACACCTGCTAGATGAAACATTAGATTTAATGGAAAAATAGCTGCACTTGTTAATGCCATTGCTATCAGTATGAATAAACTTGATATCCATTTTATGTACCACGACCTATCATATTTTGGTGTTACCTTTTTAAATACTCTACTACTGTTTAATTGTTTTATCTTTTCGTCTAACTTTTCTTTAATCGGTTCTATTGTCATATTCCACTTCTATATTAATCCCATTGCTACTAACCAACCAAATACATTTACTATTGTAAAATATCCAACTAACATTGTTGGCCATGCCAGTTTTCTTCGCCAATGTGCATACACGGCTGTCAAACTACCAAGAAAATAACCTGGGTAAATATATCTCATATCTGGATTGTCTGCTGTAAAAGCCATTACCATACTTGCAATAAGTATAAACACAAAACTCACCATCTCAAAATAAAATGCCACCTTATCCGATTGATAAGATGATAACCAAAACTTCTTTATTGCGTTCATACAAATATTTCCTTCATTATTAATTTACATTCTGTACTATTATATATCACGAATGGTCGTAACTTGTCAAGCCTCATTGCAATCTTCGGCCAAACAACTTTCTCGTTAATTGTTTTATCCCAACTTTTAAAATACGATAATACTGAATCAAGAATGATGGCGGACTGGCTATCAATTTTCCCTTGAATAAGTAAACGCAAAACTCGTGGATGTTGTCCATTATTAGGGCGAAAGCCATCATTAAAAGAAATGCCATCGCTGATAAACCTATCATTAAGTAAGCTACAATCGCTTCGAAAATGATAACTAACCGATTCTTTGTATTTTCTAAACTGTAAAAATGTTTTATTGTATTCATCTTCTAATAATTGTTTTGACCATACTCTTTCATTCTTTGCAAAATTACTTACAAAGAAGTCAACGATTTCTTCTTCTTTATATTTCTTACTAAGTTTGTGAAAAAAGTACCTATCATTCCTACTTGTAAATGTATCCAGTTTCGCATTGATTTTGCCTTCATACTTGATAAAGTCATAGTTAGGCGTATTGAAATGTAACTTGATGGCCAAGTAAGTTTTATATACTGAAAATCCATCATACATTCCGGTTCTTTCTAAAGTATCTACGCCATAATGCTGACCTTGTCATTGACACCACGGTAAATATTAATGCAATACCCATACTATCAAATATACTAGGGTATAAACCAAATAACGGAAATATAAACATTTGTATGAGTATAGCCAATATAAAACCACTACCTACATCTATTATACTCTCAAATATATCTCTAGTCATCATTTAATTTGTATTCAAAGTTTTGTGTTTCATTGTTTATATGTACTTGTTTGGCACCATTTCTAATATGAAAATGTGTTGCCATTGTTGTTAATGGTGATAGTGTTACCAATCTACCAAAATTTTGTTTGTCTGCCCATTCAGCAAGTTTTTTAATAATTTCTTTGCCTGCACCTTTTTTCCTAGACCATACAGTATAAGCAACACAAATTTCGCCTCGTTGACCACCTTGGTTGGCAGATTGTGACATATAATCCATTTCTCTTACTGTAAAAGGAACCTCTGGACAAAATGCTACACACACAATTGCCTCAATTTCATCATTATACTTTAGGCCAAATATCTTTCGACCATTCGTAATTCTAAAACCAAGGGTCAACTCAGGTCTTACCGGGTCTTCCGATACATCAATGTCATCTAATTCGACAAGTTCAGTACCTTTTACCCATTTAAAGAAATCATCTATATTGTCTTTAAATTTTTTCATTTGTTTTCTTTCTTTTTCTTAAAGATTTTATCCCAATTTTTCTCGTACTCATCTTTTGGGACTTTCATAGGTCTTCTCTTATCACCTTTGCCGTTCATATAGGTAATTTACCTTGTGGTGCTGAAGATGAGTTTTTTAACAATCGTAAATTGATTGCGTCAACTTTGATTTTTTCTTTGAGTGATTTGGAAATAAGACTTCCAACTGTACCTGGGTCCAGGTCATTTTCTTTACAAAATTCTAAGATAGCGTCTAATAGACTACATCTTTTTTGTTTTGCTAACTTCTCTATTTTTAAACTAAATTCTTTGCTATTCATGTATTCATTATACCATATAATTTATAAAAGTCAAGCGTGAGTTTATTCTGTTACGAGGAAAACTCACAAAACCCTAAGCAGTTATTAAGCTGCTAATGCAAAGTTATTATCGTTTGCGTTTAATTAGTATTTAAGGTTACCACCTATTAATCTCTTACAATTTTCTCAACACCTGTCGAAACCTATATCAGCCCCATCATAAGCACACTCAGTAAATGTGTTTATGGTGGAGCTGGAGGGAATCGCACCCTCGTCCAGATTGCCTACCATAATTGTCGTCAACGACTAATTCTTTTATGTCTGTAGACCAGGAAACTTTAATCCAAATGCTCTGTATAACATACAACTTTCTAAACCAGAAGGAGCAGTTAATACTGATACCGCTTCAGTTCTTTTTTTGTTTATAAAGTAACTTACCATATATACAGGAGCACCATCAGGATGTGCGTTTTCATGGCCAAATGACAATGATTCTAATTCAAAATTGTGGTCTAGTAAATATTCTTGTACAACCTCAGTAGGTCCACAAACAACTGGTACTTGTGACCAACCTAAACCATATTCTGTAATACTTTTATGTTCTATAGTTTTTGGTTGTTCAGGTTCAGCAAATTTGCCAGGAATATTCATTAATGTATTTGCGATTGCTGTATTTGTCAATACTAGTGATACCATTACAACAAGTAATTTAAACATTGCTTTTGTCCTTTTATAATGACTAAACTTTATCTTTGTTTAGTTCTTCATAATATTTATAAAAGCCTTGTATCTGTTCCTTTAATGGTTCAATAAAATCCTTTTTCTCTTTAACAAATGTTTGTACATTACCATCTTCACAAGCAATAAGGACAACAATTTGTTCTATGGGAGTCCCGAATAGCTCTTCATACATAATAGCATAGGCAGTACATTGTTGAAAATAACCTTGTACCCAATCTTCTTGCTTATATTTGTTTGAAGTCTTGAAGTCAATTACTGACAACTTACCATTATACTCTGCGACACAATCGACCTGACCAGCAAGTGTTAATTGTTTACTATACATAATTGCTTCTAGCAAATGTACATTACTGATTTGGTCAACATATGGTTTAATTAGTCTGAATAGACCTAGAGGCAATACTGCTCTTTCACCAGGTGTTTCACCTTTAATATATTGTTCTATTAGATTGTGTGTCGCTTTACCACGACCAGCAGCTCTACGCATTTCATAATTGGCAACATCTTCACCAATTGAGGCACGCCACTTTTTAATACCATCGCCGGTATTATAACCTAATACTGTAGTGACCGAGGGATAATTATGACCCTCAATGTCATAAAACCTAAATCCGTCAATACGCTTACCTTTAGTTTTTGGAAGTTTAGCCTCATCCAGTTTTACAAATTCAAACGCCATTATATTTCTCCTTATTTCGTTCTCACTATTATATAAGATAAGAGCTGTTTTGGCAACCCTTAAATGCCTTTTCTCGAATATAAATTATTAAGATAATCTCTACCCGATTTAAACGGTTCTATCTTTCAGCTGACCATAGACATAGCTAACTCTGTAGTTTCGTCAACTCGTCTTGTCCAACCTTTACCAAAAGTAGCAAATGTACTTAAATCTTCATAATAAGTTTGTCTTGCACCTTGGAAATCTTCAATACATTTTTCAATGCCATGTTTTTCAACATATTCACCTAATTTTTTTAATGTATTTGGTCCAATACCACCGTCTGCAACAGTACCAATCATTGTCTGTAGGTATTTTGCACTACGACCTGGACCTGCATTTACGCCAAAGTCAAAAACGCAAAGGTCTAAACCACTTGGTAGTTCATCACCTTTCATTCTATCCCAATAACCTTTTTTGTAAATTGGTGCCACATCTTCAACTGTTAATTCTTTCATATCTTTTGTGCCACCATGTTCTTCATAAACTCTCTTAGTAACACCTAAGTTAGTTTCACCACCTGGGTCTTTTGGATGGTTGACATAACCACCTTCGTGATGTAATATCGTTTCTAAACATTTATCGTAATTTGATTTCATTTTAGTTCCTTGTTAATTTGAGGATTTTCTCAATTTGTGCCTTGATAATCGGACCTCTATTAGGCCAATGAATATAAGGCTCGTCTGATTTTTGTAAGTTATACAAGAAAGGTAACATAATCTTTTCTAAATCTGAAAACCTTTTCTTTGTATCTTCATCTGTCACGGTTTTTGTAACTGTATCTTTTTCTGCTACAATTTGCATAATCTCATTCATCATAGACTTAATGTCGCCAACATCTGATTTAACTTTTGAGATTTCTAATTTACTATCTTCAACAACTTTAGGGTCAACAGTTGGTGTTGCCTCTGGTGTAGATGATACTGGCGTCATACCCCAATCATCTGTAGTATCAAAACCACGCATATAATCTGGTATATCTTTACTAGCCATTTCTTTTCCTTTGTGCGGCCTGTCGTTTTTGGTGTTTCTTTACAACTTGCCTTGTTTTAATTTCTTTTACACTCTTATTGCCATAAATGTCATGTACTTTACTACCTGGATGAGCGTCACCAATACGACTTAACATATCTTTCCACCCACCATCATTTTTTAAACTACCGACACCTACAACACCACCAACTATATTTATCTGAGATATACATTGTTTAATGTGTTTATTCTTCTTTAAGTATGCTTCTTTATCTGCAATACTCATCATATCAGTCCAAATTTTACCAGTTTTTGTATCTTCAAAATCGTATGTAGGCATTAGTAACTACTCCATAATGATATCATAAAAACCACGATTGGTGTAATTGGCATTACAGTTAGGAATGCTAATAAACTTATTAATCGTTTCATATTACTCTACTGGTTCTTTTGGTGTATCAAAGTATTTGTTTAACATTTCCAATTGGTCATCATACTTAGCAATCTCGCATAATTCTTTTTCCATGGTTTCAACATGGTCTGAATGCTCAGCAACACCTGAAGCATTATTTAAATGTACTTCTACATTGGCGATATGTTTATCAATATGACCTTGTGCGTGTGACTTCAATGCTTTAATTAAATGTGTTCTACTCATTTTGTTCCCCTTTATATCAATGCCTGGTTTTGTGCGTCTTTAACACCTTTTAAATACCAATCAGGCACTTTAGCAGGTGATTTCCATGTGGCAAATCTTTGTTTTTCAAGTATATAATACTTACGATAACTTGCAACAGAATCACCTGGTATTTTGCAATGCTCTGGCATAGCAGGTTTAGGGTCTGTTGCTATCTTATTATATTTAGCGTTTTTAGGAGGGTGTGATAATACTTCTCCTAGTTTATCAATTGTAAGATGGTTCTTTACATGATTATATCTTTTCTTATATTCTTCATTTAGAGCCATCATGTGTTTGTATAACCAAATATAATTATAAGCAGATTCAAACAACCAGATTGTACTAGGGTGTTTTACCCAACCAGCTTTGTATAAGACTTGTTCTAAATTAGAATTAGGGTGTTTCCACCTTTTAATCTTTCTACCATTTTTAGTTTTGTCATAATACTCTACACCATCTAACACTCTATGGCAAGTAGAAAGTAATTGTGCTGATTCTAAAATCATTTTTACAATATGTTTATCACACATTTGTTCAGCAGCTTTTACTGGATGTTTATCTACATAAAATACATTCATTAGTTTATAGTCTTTCTGAAATAGTCCATACGGTCATACTTCTTACATAATTTAGCGAACACACTAAACCAAAAGTTCTTGGACCAATCGGACCTAGATTCTCTACAGGCTTTTTCTGCGTTCTTGATTCGTCTATCTTTTAGACTTTCTGTTGGTTCATCAAACATAGTGACCATTATATAACATTCCTTTCAATTTGGCAAGCGTCTTATGGTTGCTTAGACTTCTCATTCCAATCCATTATTTGGTCTAATTTAAGTCTAATTTCATCCGGGTCAAGGTCTTTTAGTTCTTTTGCACCTAACTTACGAACAAATCCTTTATAATCTCGTTCTTTTTTTCTGAGCTTGGCACTTTTGGCCTTCTCTTTTGATAATTCTTTGGTAAGGTTTACCTTTTTGGTATTTTCAATTTCTTCTTGCCCTTCCCTCCGTGTTCTCAATGAGATATTAGCAGCTATCAATAATAAAACCGCCAATGGGTCAAATACAAATATTAATACTATAATTACCCACCTTACTGCCTTGTCAAAATGGTCTTTTGCGTTTTCACCATATATCAACTCTGCAATATATTTAATTGGTCCTACTTCGGCCTCAATCTTGTCTTGTTTAAGTTCTAAAGCAGACTTGGCTAATGATAGTTTACCTAGTTCATCTATTGCATTATTAATTACAACATTTAAGGCGTCCCTTTCAGGCTTTTGTTTTTCTCTTTCTTTTAAACCTCTAGTAACATACTCCATATCAATGTATT